ATTATCAACTCACCCGGTGTACAAATAACAGAAAAAGACCTTTCACTAAGAGCAGAGCTTCCAGTCGGCACAGCAGTTCTTGTTCCAGGATTTGCTCCTCAAGGTCCAGTTGCTGAACCAATTTTCGTTACTACTGCTAGCGAACTCGAAGCAATATATGGAACTCCAACAACAGCAGCTGAAAGATATTTTCATTATAGCTGCAGAGAAGTTTTAAATTCTCCAGCAGTTCTTACTACACTTCGCTTACCATATGGTGACAGTAACGGTATTTCTTTTGCAAAAGCCTATAGCATTTTAGCTTATCCTGTTCAATTAAGCGGAACAAACGCTTATGCGATTGGTGCTCCTACACACTATTCTGTGAGCCCAGAAGAATATCAAAAAATTGCAGAAGGAAATTTCGACTGGAGCGGTATTACAGGAGGAAGTGTTGACTTAACTTCAGGTACTGGAGATATCGATGCAGGGTTTGTTGTACTTAACGAACTCCAAGTAACAAATAATGAACTATTCGAAGGATATTATGTTGGTTTTTCAGACAATTCCTCAAGCGACTTAGTTTCTTCTCCTGATTTTGATTCAATTACCTCAATTAAAGGTCTGACAGCTGACGACTCCTCAATCAACATCAACACAGCAAGGTTTGATTTTGTTCTTTCCGCAACAAAACTGGACTCTGACAGAGGAGTAACTTCAGTTTCTGAATCATTAGAAAAAGTTGGTTTCATCGGGTTCGAAACAACCGATTATCAAGATCATCTTTCATTTGGAGTATTCCGTCTTCGCAGATCAACTAGCGATCCTGCATTATTGACCCTAGCTTCAACCGAAAAATATATTGGCTCGTTCGATTCTTCCAGAAAACAATCTAGCCCAGCTGGTGGAGTGCTAACGACAGCGTTTATTGAGGAAAAAATTAACGGACAATCTCCAACAATTAAATTATTTATCAATCCTGAAATTTCTAAAGATCATGATTGGTCAGGTACTACTGGTTTACCAACAACAAAATTAGTTGTCAAAGACGAAGCTAAAAATCTCCAACCACTCGGCATTTTTGTACAAGACACAATGAACGTCGATGCAACAAAAATCATTGGCAATGTTCCTGGAAAGCTCGATAAATCCCTACGCATCCTTGAATCAATTGAAGATTCAGTAGTAGATATCGTTGTAGATGCCGGCCTTTCAACCATCTATTCGACTTGTGAATTCAGTGGTGCAGATACATACAATGAAGAAACATACATCAACGATCCTAGCACATCAGTGGTCGAAGATAACTGGCAAGCAGTGACCAACAAATTGGTAGATTTTTGCCAGAATTCACGCAAAGATTGCATGGCTATTATTGATCCTCATCGTTCAATTTTTGTTTCTGGCAGAGATTCGAAAGTAATCAATGCATCAGGAAAAACATTTACACAAGACATTTACGCCCATCTTAAAAATGAAATGGGAACATTTGAAACCAGCTACGCAGCCACATATGCTAACTGGGTTAAGATTCCTGACTTTCATGGCGGTCGCAACGTTTGGCAACCGTTTTCGGGATACGCAGCAGCAGTTTATGCTAGAAGTGATGCAGCAGCTCAAACATGGGCAGCTCCAGCTGGTTTAACAAGAGGTATCTTCAACGTACTTGATATTGCATTCAACCCAAACATGAAGCAACGAGATCGTTTATATGAAATCTCAGTAAACCCAGTTGTTTTATTCCCAAATGAAGGGTATTCAATTTACGGTCAAAAAACACTTCAAACAAAACCAACAGCTTTTGACAGAATTAACGTACGCAGATTGTTCCTAACACTTGAGCGTGCTACTCAAAGAGCAGTCAAATATTATGTGTTTGAACCAAATACTCAATTTACGAGAACAAGACTGGTAAACACAATCACTCCTCTTTTTGAGATCGCTAAACGTACAGAAGGCGTATACGACTTCTTAATTGTATGCGACGACAGAAACAATACGCCAGATTCAATAGATAGAAACGAATTGATCGTAGACATCTACTTGAAACCTGTCAGAACAGCAGAATTCATTCTTGTTAACTTTATTGCTACAAGAACTGGACAAAATTTCCAAGAATTAATCTAACATTAACTATTAAATAATAATATGGCTACTATCCAAGAATTTTACACAACAGCAGCAAGAAGAGACTTCGCAAGACTTTTTCAATTCAGACTAGCCGCGTTTGCAAACATTGAGTTCAAACCAGCTCATTATGCTTACGTTGAATCTGCATCTCTTCCAGGAAGATCTATTACTAATGTTCCTGTGCCATACATGGGTCTGTCCTTTAACCTTCCTGGAACGGTTACATATCCAGGATCCACTGGATATCAAGTAACTTTCCGTTGTGATGCAAATTACGACCTCAGAGCAGCTTTAGAAGCAGCTACATTCAATACCTTCGACGAAGCAACATCGACTGGTGAGTACGGTCTACCAGGAGATGACAGAATCCTGCAACTTGAATTGCTTGACAAAAAA